GTGGTCAGAACCAACCACATACTTCCAGTGCTGTCTTGCCACCATTAAAGGAGCTTTGATTTCAAAGGTTGCAAAAGCATGCCTAAAAGGAGACATGTGATTTTCTCGAGCCAAAAAATCTAGTAGTCTAGCATCTTGTACGGAAAACTCTTTTGATTCTTTTGCAAAGGAAGCTCTTGCTGCGTTGACAACGGAAAGATCACTCCCCATGTAATCCACAAGTCTAACATATCCATTGTCTAAAACTTTTATAAGAGATTCATTGTCCATAGATACAGTATACCAGCGTCGTTACAACCTAGCAAACTTTTTATTGATTGTCTTTGATAAATTTTATTTCACAAGAATCAGTAGTGCAGTAGCGTTCGCCTATTGCATCAGCGGCCATCCCTGCATAGACCCCAGATAGATCGATCTTGCTTAACTTACCGATATGAGAGTTGTATTCATCTTCTGTTATTTGAGTGTAGGGCATTTGAAGATACGTATCATTGCCCGTAGGCAAAAAAGAAACTGATTTCAATTGACCGTCATGCATGTGCAGAACAGTGCCCACATGTTTTGATTCAGTTTCTTTATTAAACGAAACTGTAACCGACACTGAATTATCTGACCAATATCTTTGCGCTGTTGCCGCTAAGGCTATTTTTTCAAATATAGTCACATCTTGTTCAGATCTCACTGCTTGAGATTGAATTGGAAAATATACAACTGAAGTAGTTGTCGGAGACTCTGCTGCTGGCTCAACTTTATAATTAGCCATTTTGAAAAGTGGCAGCATAGGATCTTCGTTTGAGAAACGGATTGTTCTATTAAAAAACTTGCCGCCTGGAGTCCAGTGTACCCCTGGAGATTCGCCAGCCAATATAGAAACTGTTCCAGATGGCTTGATGGTAGTCATTTTTATTGATTCACGGATACCAAGCCACTCAGAATATACATTGTCGTATCGCTGTATGGTCTTATAGCCCTGATTCATCCACTCTTTTAATACTGGCATACCTGATGCGTCTGCAAAATCTGCAACACCAGACATTGATGCTCCGATGCGGCGATTTCTTTGCATAATTGCATTTGTTTCCTCCCAGTGAGTTGGCAAAAGCGTGACAGTCTTAGCATATAGATATGCAAACTTTAGAGTTCTCTTATAGTCCTCAAGAGTTTCGTGTCTACCCAAATATGTTTCCACTAATGTGCAACACTCGTAAGACTCTAGAGATTGTTCTGCGCATGGATTATAGCCAGCTACTCTATGGTCCTTATTGTTTGCTGGATCTATTAGTCTCCCGTACTTTCTTGACACATCCATCCAAATAACACCTGGCTCTCCATTAAGAGATATTCCCTCTACAATACTGCTAAGATCTGCTCCGACTTCTGTTTCAACAGAATTATTAGACATCCAAGCCCAACCTGGATTGCTTGAATCGTAAGAATTACGTTCTGGAAAACTTTGTGGATTTTTAAGATTTAAAAACTCTTGATCATCTAAGCGGCCAATCAATAATTCTGCTGATCTGCGAACATTACCAGAAACTACACAAACTCCTATGAGATTGCCGATATCAGCAATGTCAGTTCGAGTAAGTTTCTGCCCTTTTCTTCCTGTAAAAAGTTTTTTAATTTGATTATGAAGTTTTTCTAATGGCTCATGACCCGCTGCTACACCGCCAAATGTTTTGATTGGCGTACCAGCTGGCCTTATATCCGAGTAATCAAAGCTAACAACATTTTGATCTGGTTTTAAATAAGAATTTAATAAAGCTACAGTTGATTCAAACCAACCTTCTCGAGTATCAGCAATTTTGATAACACTATCAAGGTCATTAATTTTTTCCTCTATTTTAGGTTCATAAATAATAAAATCTTTATCTGCTCCCTTATTGTCAAATCCAACACCTACCCCCAACATTGAAGCCTCCATCAAAAAAGCAAAGGGTTTTGCTGGATTAAGCTTTGTCATTTCTGACGTAGATACAAAAGCGCAATTCTGAAGAGCCGCTGAATTTTTTTGAACATTAACAATGTTAGTGCCCATGGCCCATAGGCCTCGACCTGGCGGAGTCCACTTCAAATTAAACAATCGATCAAATGCTTCTTTTGCCGAAGCTTGCGCCTTAGCATCGTTCCACGGCAATCTGTTTTTCTTGCAGTGGTCTTTCTGCAAAGAGTACATTCCATTGATAACTCTTTCGCATACTTCAAGCCATGTTTCTTTCTTGCCATCATCCTTAAGTCTAGAGTATGTTCTCAAAAAAGTTATTTCTCCAACAGAATTTCCAGCAGCATCATTGTAGCCAAATGGCGGAATTTTATCCTGATATGTATTGGCAAATTCTTCGCTAATTTTGAATGAAAACATTTCCGACATACAATACTCCTAGTTTGTTATTTTTCTGATGTAGTTGTTATTACTTTTTAACATTTCTGCTTTTTTAATCTTTATAATCTGCTCTAATGAGTATATCTTATAAATTTCTTTTTCTATAAAATATCCGCTTTTCCAATTCAAAACTTTTTCTACGTTGGAAGAATAATTAGTAAACACATTGCAGATGATTGCACCACCATATATTCTAACTAAATTTTTAATTTTTGTCACTGACTCTTCTTTTTGATCTTGACTAATAAATTTTTCATTATCTAACTTTTCATAAAGCCAGTTATAAGCCTGTCTTGTTAAGGGCGGTATATCAATCTGTTCGAATATACCCATCTGCGTAATAAGAGATCTATTTTTTTCAATTTCAACATCTGATTTAACTACATCTTTAAACATAGCAAACCAATCTCTTTCGTTAAATTGTGGCCATCCAGCAACCCAAAAAATAAGAACATGGTTTTCGTCAGGTATAGCAGTTTTATTAACTACTGGCGAAAGGCATGCGCAAGCTACGCACTTTTTAATAATATCTCTCGCCTTATCGTCCCCATGTCTCTTCGACTGCACTGTCCAAAGTTGAGATATTTTTTCTGGCCAATTTGCTTCACCCAAATAAAGCGTAAGATACTTACTGGCTAATTCTATCGATAAAGTATTACTCTCAATTAATTGGTCTGCAGCATGTATAGACATGGATAACCCTCTTTGCATTTGTTAAAACCTATAAACATATGACAATAAATTGAAAATCCCGCACAATGTGTTTCTGTGCGGGAAGTTCAAAATCATCTGCTCATTATAGCAGGTATGTAGGGTGTTTGGCTACAGCGCTCTAGAAGAAGTTACCCCCGACCATTCTTGCACTTTGTTTCTACCATACTCTGATGCTACATTTGCTTGACCGTAACCAGAAGGAAAAATGTTTGCAGAGTCAACACCATCAAAAATATAGTTGTCGTAAAGACTGTAGGCAACTTTTCTTTTTGCATGACCGTAACCCGAAACAAATGCGTTGGCTGCGTCAATGCCGTCAAATATATAATTGCTGTACAGGCTGTAATCCGTAGTGCGCTTTGCGTGACCACCGTTCAAAACTGCGCCAGCCGCAATACCCTTGTACTCGTTTGGACGGAATCTAGTTCCCGAATAAGTTGCAGTACCATCTGCGAAAGCACCCGCAAGTGGTGTAGTCCCACCATACAGGGTTGAGCCAGTAAATAGTTGTGACAAAAGTACATTCCCTGGATGGTAGCCTGTTCCAGGAACATGATTTCTATCAGGACCACCATCAAGAAGGCCCTTTGCAAATAGTGGGTAATAGGAATATACTCCCTTAGTACCCTTCCACGGGTTAACCATATCATTTGTGTTTCGACCCTTAAGAACTGGTCTTGGACCAACGTAAAAAGTTGCCATTTAAATTCTCCTTATTTTAAAATATACACTTATATAGTAAAAACAATATCAGCTTTTCAACATATATTATAGATTATAATCAGCTTCTATGATTAAGTCTGACAAAACTGGTGGCACCTTATCATCGAGCATGGCCAATGTCACCTCGATATATACGTGACTGCAGGTATTCGGATTGACTAGAACATAGTTGGACCCAGATGGATAAAATATTCGATAAGAAAAAACATTGTTTAAAACCGACTGAGGGTGGCTATATATCTTAGGTGATACATTTAAAATTTCATTAATTGTTTTGCCTTCTGGAGCATTAAATCTGATAAACGTTCTACCACTTCCAAGAAATTTTTCATACCTTACATCAATATCACTAAGCCCGTAGGTGTATACGTATGATCCATTTTCTTTAATGTAGTTTCTTTGCCTCAAGAGTATCCTGACAGCAGTTATTGCCTTTTCTCCGCAATAAAATTTTAATGGACCAGCATTAATAATAGTATCGGAACCTACTTTGGACCACCCGCCTGGAGCAACCTTCCCTAAAGCATCATACTCTTGGTCATAGTGTCCAGCGTTGAAGGAGTAATAGGAGTCTTTATCCGATAGAGATGGATTAGAAACCGTGGTGTACTCAACTTTTACTACGTCAACTCCACTTGAGGGAAATGGAGAAAAACAAATACTATTCGCCAAAGAATTTCCAACTGCCCCTGCAGGCATTTTGATGTAAAAATACATGCTCACGCCCAGAGGATTTGCTTCATTGAGAATAACATTTCTTCTCCAGACTTTATCTGGTTGATTTATAAAGGCATTTTGTACTGGTGTTGTGTCAATCACCGCCCCATTTCCATCGCCTCCAGAAATATTGGGGTCTATTCTTGTCTCAAGAAAATCTGGAACAACTTGCCCCTTTGTGATATTTACGTATTTTATCTTTGAATGAGAAGACCCTACTACTTGCGGCAGCGTAATATGATTGTAGTAGTCATTAAAAACCAAAGCCTCAGATGCTGCTATGGCATAGGATGTGCTTACGAATGGGAGAAGATCAATTTGACTTTTGCTGTGTAGTGATATTTGATTAGTATTAATACTTTCAATTACCCTAATTCTATCAACTAAATCATTGACTGCTGAAGATAAAAATATATTTTCTTTAACAACTCTCTCTATGATTTCTGCTATTTTTTTATCTAAAACAGAGTATTTATTATAAAGGTAAATTAAATCTGAATAGTTCTGCTCAATACGCTCATTAAAATCCTGGCTAGATATCGGACCATGATATTGAGTTGATTTTCTTTGTGTATAGATAAATTCTGACATTTTTCTCCTATGAATCTTTCTTCATTGCGGCTTCGATTAAATCTAACTTACTATAAAGACTACTAATTATCGCACTATTTTTTTGAAATTTATTAAAAGTAAGATCAGCTTCATAATAAGGGGTTGCTTGAGTCACCAGATACTCTTGACTACCTTGATCATATTCTACAATTTGACCATAAATTGTCATTTTAAGATCTTCGTTTAAATAGTAGTCATGATTGTTGGCATTCATATCATTGCCGGTCATCTCTGAAATCTTTGCTATTTCATCGTTTAAATCGTTTATCCTATCAGAAATCCTGGTGATATCCATGAGAATCTGATCATTGACTAAATTTAATAAACCAGACGGTATAGGCCCTTTATAGACCAACCTATTTTTTTGAAGGTTTGGCTGCAATATGTTTTGTCTTCTGTTTAAATCAGAGTATGAGATGGGCATAATGGTTCCCTAGTGCTTAAACTTTAGAGTATAAGATGTGACGGAGGGAGCCGTATACGCATCAGCACCCCTGAATAAATCTGCCCTGACCCTAACTGACCTAGGAGATGTCCCGTTGTTGGATAGGTAGTATATTTTAGTTCCATTTTTTATTTCCTCAGTTCTTCTGTATACAATTTCTAAATTATTTTCGTAATTAATAATTGAAAAAACATTATCTGTATTAGAATATTTATTTCTTAAATCTTCAATTTTAACAAAAGAAAAATGATTTTTATAAACTTCACTATTTGGAATGGACAAAAGAGACATTCCCTCCATTAAAGATATGCTTCCGTTAAATGGTGTTTTAATTCCACTTGAATTATTGGTAGACTTATTTATAATGATTGATATATAATTTTCTCCTTTTCTCAAATTCCAAGTTAAAGAAGCGGAAAGAATTCCAGGCGACAATAGCCCGCCAGAAGTTATTTGAACACCGTTCAAGTAAATTTCTATATCCCAAAACTTTGCTGATAGTGACTTTAGAAAATTTTTATTTAACTGAACAGAATTTTCCATAAATAAATTCAAGCTCATATGTATGCTCCCGAAAGGAACATTAGATGCTTCGTAAAATTCCTGAGTATTAGAAAGTGATATGTCAAAAGTATTTGGAATTATATCTTTTCTTGCTCCAGTAATAACTTGTTGCCAACTAGATCTATCTAAAGCTGTTCCGCTAACAACAGAAACTGCGACTTGATTACTATCAGTATTTTCCAGAACGTAAACCTCATATGGATTTGTATCTTTGGCAAACTTTGCGAGTCTGTATAGTGAAAAATTATTTTGAATAGAATCGTTCCTGTAAAAGTAGTCCTTTATGGGATTATTGAATTGAGTTGTTCTTGGTATTTTTACCATTTGGTTTGCAGTTGACTGTATATTACCTGATTCTGACGACACTAATATTGCTTCAGTATTTGTGGTTCCGTTAAAAGAAACTATGCTAGAATTATAAGAATTATCTAAAGAATTTGGCGACACATTAACCCAATTATAATCCCCGACACTAAATGCCCCATCTATATTAGCTGCTATGTAGTAGTTAATTGAAGTGCCTGGAGGTACCTGATCATCTGCGTCAAACATAACTGAATCAATAGTTAAATTTGGATTTTGCACTGTGGGTAGAGATACGGGTTGGCTAATAAAAATAGCTGAAGAATCATAATATGGAGATGTAATAATAAGTTCCTGTATTCTAAAATCATAAACATACATATTTTGATTTGACAAATTTTGAATATAGTCAGGCTCAACTTTAGTTAAATATAGCTCTACGTTTGAAGCACTCGTTGCAGCGAAGGCAAATGAAAAATTATCAAAGTCCGAATAACCCGATCTAGAAAGAAGAATTGGATCAGATAGATTCTGAGCATTGTTTACTACAATATTAACATCAAGCGGTTTTACTGAATTTAATTTTCCTTCAATTAAAGAAATTTTAGTTGCGCTAGCAGATAACGACGAAATGGGTATCACTAACTTTAGTGTACATACGCCTATTGTCGGTGAGTTTAAATGATATTTAAATTCTGAATTATTTAATCCGTTAAAAACATTTGAAAAATCTATTGAGGATTTTGTTGCAATTTTTTTGCCATCTATAAAAACTTCCAGCGAAGCGTTAGAAACCTTGTTTAGTATGTTCCCTACGTAATTAAATATTCCAGATGTCAGTTGTGGAATTGTCATCTTTCTTGCAGAAGTATCAATAACAGCTGAGGTTTTACTTAAATCTGTTAAAGATGTGTTATTGAAAGCATTTGTCTGACTAAAATAAAATCCATCTGTGTTATTTATGGCAAACAATTTATCGTCTACATTTTTTTCTAATTCTGATCTTCTTGATTTTAGATTATCTATTCTGGAGTTTAAAGCAGTAATTAAATCGTATAAATCATCTACCTCCTCATGGAAGGAATCGTAAAGAGTGTCTATATTAAAAGAGTTATGGGCCATTATCCTATTAAGCTTGTCTACATCTATAAGGCTGTTAGAAGACAGGTCATTGTAGGGGACGGACAGCGGAAACCCTGGTTTGTTTCGACTAAAATATCTTCCATATATACTGGAAATTTCGTTTTCCGAAGGCTTGGACCCAAGGGAATAGTATATTTTATATATTGTTTCTAAAAATCTTTTTTTCTGTATATTTTCTATTGTCATAATTACGCTAACCTTGCGCCAAACTTGTACCAATATAATATTGGGGTTGAATTAATTGATTTGCTCTTTTTTATTATCGCCCTAAAAATTACAGAATTTATAGAGGCTGGAACCTCTGGTTGATTATAGTAGGCTATTTGAGGAATTGTTAAATTATCGCTTAAATTTTGATTGAAGGCAAGTATTTCTGGAATTCCATTAAATCCTCGATCGATTGGCGATATTGCAATCCAGCTATTACCACCGTTAACACTGACATAGTAACTAATTGTTGCCGATCCACTGTCGGATTGAGGTATATATTCCGATACCTCAAGGCTTAAAAGTTCTAGTTGACCATTTAAGAAAAATGGTTTTGATATTATTTCTGCATTATTCGAATAGACTTCTTGGCCAAGAGATATATCTCTTACTCCGATACTAGCTCTGTCGGCTTTCAGGTATTCAAAATTTCTTTTTAAATTTAGGAATACTTTTGTTGATTTTAAAATTTGTTCTGAACCTGACTCTACAAAAAGATTTTTGCTTGATGGAATATCAATAACTTTTATGCAAATTCCATAATTTTTTTCTACGTTAACCAAAGGCAGGGTTGCGGTACTGCTGGTTTTTATCCTAAATTGATTTGGCGCATCTATTCCGACAACTTCAAAAACTCCCAAAACATCTACGCCCTCCCCCCACCTGTCTCTTATGTAAACTTTATCGCCGTTAATTAAGTTGTGATTTTTGAGAGTAGTTATTGTGGCCACGTTGGAAGAATTTGAAATCGTAGTCATAGATATTTTGAGATTATTTATTTGATTCAATATATTGATAGAAGGATCAATCAAAACACAAGCCACAGGAGGAAGGTTGCTGATCATTCTTTGGGTCATTTGTTCCAGATCATTTTTACTAGGGAAAAAACTAGCCTTATCTTTTGAGCAGAAAAGATCCAATGATAAATCTACATCCCTTTTGTACCAGTAAAATGATTCTGTTCCAGAAGTAATTTTAAGTTGATGTTTTAACTGCCCGGTTTTTGTTTCATTTTGAGAAAAAGATATTTGTCTTATGTCCGAAGCTGAACTTTTAATTTCTGTTGGGTTAGCTATATTTGGGACTAAAACATTTTTGTCCCAAGAAAAATTTAATGTAGAAGATGATGTTAGGGCAGATGGATTAAATCTATTTTGATTGTTCCATTTTTGAGATGATCCAACTTCATATGGCGTCCAATAGGCGTGCTTTATAAGGGTTTCCCTAAATTCTTTTTGCTCAAATGTTATGTATACTTTGTTGACTTTTTTCTCATCAAAAACAAACACACCTTTATTGTGAAAGAAGTTTTTATAGTTGCTTATGTTTTTTCCCGATATATCAGAAGCAATAGTTACGGGGCCAGAATTAATTAATTGATGAGTTTTATTGCTAGCTTCATCGAATAGTTTGATTGAGGTAATTTGAATATTCTTTATATTTGCATTTTGACCCTGAATATCGTAACCAAAAAAAGGAAGTACTGATATAGTATTAATTGTTTCTCCCGATTTTGAGGCAGAAGTTAACTCCACTGTTAATTTTAGTGGTTTGTTTTTATCAAAGCTTGCCCAATTAACATACTGTTTACCGTCAATATATTCGAATTCATAGGTTGGCCTCTGCATTTTAAGTTGAGGGTCATTCAAGGCTAAGATACTAATTGCCTCGTACTCAAAGTAGGTTGCCGCACTGTCGTCTATCATATTACTTTCATTTGATCTTAAAAGGGGAGAATCTTTTTCGTACAAAAATTTATTATTAATGCCATCATTTTCAAAGGTGAAGTTATTTCCCCTTAATCCATTCGATGGATCCGCAAAAGATACTTCATTTAACAATGATTGATCCTTGTATGTATTAGCGAATACGTCGCCCGTCTTAGCGTAGCTCTCATTGATTACTCTTATCTTACTTCGCCATTTTTGAGATGCGGTTTTTGCTAAGCTGGCATACCCATCGGATACATCTGGTATATAACCCGGCGTTATTTTAGAAGGTTGAGTAAAGGATAAATCGTTAAAAGAATCACCAAAATAAAAAATATTAACAGAAGAACTTTTTGAATACATTTCAAGAACATTAATTTTTGATCTTACTCTTGAAATAGCAGACTTTTCTGCTTCAATTTGATTTGCAAATAAATTAAAAGTATTGACATAATTTGCCGCCAAAGAGTCAAATTGGTTAGTAACAATATTCAAATCGCTTGTTAGGCCAGCGATAAAATTATTAAATAATTCCGAAGAAGGAACATCTCCTTGATTTAAAACACTAATGTCAAAAGTTGATCCACCTATGTTTCTGTGAATGTCAAACAAAAGTTTTTGATAAGCTTTTTCATAGTCATTGGGAGAAACATTTTTTAGATTAGAATAATCATCAATAAATTTTTTAACCTTAGCTATTATTTGAGTATACGCTAATGTATCTGTGGATAATTGTGTCATAAATTTTCCTTAAGAGAGTTTCTTTTTATATTTGTTATCATATTTTAAGAAGTTATTATCTATTGTACTGCTTTTGTCTGTAGAAAATTTAAATAATAGTCTATCTACAGAATAATTTTCTGATGTATTATTTAAGGTTCTCATAATAACCCTATATCTAAAAACTGCTGGAACATATTGGTAAACCACCCTAAATGGTTGATCAATATATTTATTGAATATGATACTATCTGCCGAATGAATAAATAGGGTCATATCAGAAGAATAAAAAAATGGGACTTGACTACTGCTATTAATGTAGTTTGTAAGATTCAACGCAGAAGATCCGTCTTCAAAAATAATTTTAACCGGAGAATAAGAAGAGTAGTCAAAATTGCCAAAAGAACTTTTACTGGTGGTAATCGTGCCGTTGATACTAGAGTAGACTGCGTTAACAAATTTTTGCTGATTAATATATGGATAATTTGAAACTACCACCCTGTTATCTCTGTCGGTTTTTTCAAATCTTTCTCCATTCAATCCATTGAAAGACGCATTGGCAAGAACTGGATTGGCCATATCCTTAGAGAATAGATATATTTCCTTAAATGAATTAATGTTTATTGGCGAATATGATACAAAATATTTTTTGCTAGAATTATAATCTAATATTGTAATATTTTTTCCTTCTACTTTATAGGTTCCAAAAGATTTTTGTTTTGAATCCTCATAAATGGCAACTGTTTCTTCAGATGGCGCAAATCTTATTGAAGCCAACCCAAAAGAATTTGCATAAAGAACTTCAGTTCTAATGGAAGAATCACCAAAAGGGATAATGGGCATCCAGTCCTCTTCTAGGGTCACGCTATCTTTTATAGAAATACTAAACTCTATTGAAGTTTTATCTTTTGACACATCACCTTCCGAATATGCAATTTCGGAAAAATATTCGGCCATCATTTTTACTCTCATCGGCAATGACTCTAAGGGTATCTTTTTGCTTGCAAAAACAGACCTATATGACGGAGAAACAAAACCTGGAAGCGTGATGGTTGATGGAGCATATGTAGAGCTTTGTGTTGTGTGATAGCTTTCTGTAAACAAAGATATGTTTTTTATCGAAAAATTATACTCATACATTCCAGCGTCTTCTACATTATTAAATAAATCGGCTGTATCTATGCTGCTAATATTATCAATAGAGTCTTCGGTAAAATGAAGATTGTTGGCCGATTGATTTGAGTCCGATAACGGTATAATCCCGCCAGAAGAGAAGTTGAACACACTTTTTGTTGTATCAGTTAAATTAGACTCTATATAGGTTTTAGTAAAAGTTGATCTTAATTTTGAGCCAATAGAAAAAGATATAATTGAAAATACTATATTTGAAAGCAAACTAGTATTTTTAAACATGTTTAAATCTTCTAAGTCTGAAAAGAAATTTTTGCCTTTAAACGCCTCTATTGCTCCAACATTTAACTTTTTATATTCTGTTGGATAATAATCCGTGTAATCATAGTGATATAGTTTTTTATTTCTAATTAAATAATCTGAAGCGTAGTCTCGAATAAAGTATTTAATAACTGTATCCTGTAATTTATCATGCTCTTTTTTTCTAGAAACTCTTACAGCATTTGCTATTCTGTTAACCATTTGGGTGTTAACTTCAGATTGAATGGGGGTAATTTTAGTTCTTACGTAGTTTCTTTGCCCAAAAACTATAGTTAAACTCTTTACAAAACTTTCGGCGGGTATATCTATGTCTACGCTGTTTTTTATTCTAATACTTTGACCTAGTAAAGTATAGCTTTGCGTAGCAGAAGTTTCTTCTGCATCTATTGTTGACTTATAATTGCCTGAATCAACTATAATTTGTAGCAAATCTAGATCATCTTTTTTGTTTGGATTGATTCTAATTTTAGATATAAGTTTAGGATGATTGAGTTGTATTTTAATTGCTACTTGCGCTGAAGGATTAGGATTATTCTTTAATTTAAATGAAGAAAATATTTCTTGATTAAAAATACTTTCCTTAATAACACTTCCAGATTTAACTGTCATGTTCCATACGTGATTTGACGAAGTGTTAAATACTTTTTTAATATCTGTATCACTTGATATATCTTCTTGGCTAAAATTAGTAAAATATTCTATTTTTTGAATATCTTCAGGACCAATGTCGCTCAAAAGATTTTCATCTTTTTTTGAATACTTTAACGTATTAGAAAATGAATCTACATAAGAATATTCTGCGCTAGAAAATGGGGATCCGATTTCTATCGGGAATTACTTCAAGATCACCACTATAAATATATGAATTTAAATCGTTATCAAAATTTTCTATGTGCGAAGAATTATACAGATCTTCTTCACCAGACAAAAAAGTCCAGTTATCTAAGTAAGATTCTAGGTAGAAAATATCTTTTTCAATTTTTTCTATTTCTCCAGAAAATATTGAAGACATAGAAGACTTTAAAATTGCAAGAGTTCTTGAAATATCATATGTTGTTTTAATTCTTAGGTCAATATCCCTAAAGAGATCTATCATTGGCTCCCTGTCAATAGTTGACATGGAGTTAATTAAGCTGGGTAAAAAATCTGCTGCAGAAGAAAAAGATCCAATCTTACTTACCAAATTACCAATTTCTGATTTTTCTACTATAGATTCAGAAAGAACTTGGGCTACGGTTTTTTTTGATTGTCTATTAAAAGAAGAAATATTTTCATTTAACTGAGTAATCATTGTGTTGACCTCCAATCATTTCCTTCCATATCATGGATATCAAATGCTATCCCTGCAGTTAAGTTTGAGCGCACAATACTATAAACCTCATCAACGGAATTAAAGTTATTTTTTACTTCTTTTGGTATCTTAACTATAACATATCCACCCCTAGGATACAAGTAGCCTTTGCCAGAATTTAAGTCTGCAAAATCTATAATATTTGACTTAGCTTGTAACGTTTTAGGCATATTTTCCAAAGAGCTTAAGCCTCCACCCTTAACTCTTAGGTCAGAGAAAACAACATTGTCCAAATCGAATCGACTATTGACAATAGCCAAACCCAAATAGATAGCAAATGGATTATACTTTGCTGAATTCGGATCAAAGATAGAATTATCTATTGAAAATTCTATGATACTAGATGGCGCAACATATTCTGGCACATTGACATAGTCGCCATCTCGGGAAACTTGCACCAGAGAAGGAAGCAGATAGAAATATATTGGTCCTCCATGACCTGTTGCAAACTGGTAAACACCAAAAAAACCTTCGTTATTACGATAGTGTTGATTGATGCTTGCTACGTAAGGATTAATAGGAATTTCTTTTTTGTTGATCGAATTTAACATTATATTTGGATTTTTAACTACATAATCTACTTTTATGTTTTTGGGATTTGTAGGGACTATTTCCCTTTCAAAGAAGATAGTTCCTGTGTGTTTATTGAATGTTCTGATTTGTTTGTCGTCAATATTTTCCCATTCATTATTTTTATTCTTAACGAATATATCCGCCCATATTTCCATCGGGCTAGCATCGGTGTAAAGCGTATTAATATTTGGCTTATCTAATGTATCCTGTGAAACATGGAAAGAACCATGCCTTAACTGTATTTCATTTCTTGAAACAATGATTGGATTTTCTTCTTTAATATCGTAGTAACCAGATCCAAAAATGTCGGATGATGGAATAGGTATTTTTGTCGTGTCATAAAAACATCTAAGCGTTTGTCCATAATAGTCTTTTCTCCAGTCGGCAACAGGGCTAAACTCCCTGGGCGAAAGAGTAACTTTTTTAAAAAATCTACCTCTACTTAAATTTATGAACCAATTGTCAAACTTTGAAAGATCTTTTGGTGGACTTGATATCGCAATTTTAGCTCGATCACTTACGTGCACTGAGTAGATTGGACAAAGAGATTTTGCGGGGAATTGAAACTCTTTAAGAGTTCCTGTCCTATTATCAATTCCAATAACATTATCTGTTGTTATAGCATTCCTATCGGCATCAAAAGCTATTAGCCCTATATAAATATCTCTTTTATGTCTTGTGTAATATTGATATGAAATTTTTTTGCCCAAAAACTGTCTAGTCGCAATATTATAAAAACCCCACTGAAGACCGTCTGGAGCTGCAAGAAGTTGATTATTAGAATCTTTCAGATTCCATTTAAGGATTGTGATGCCAAAAGATACCTCTATACTTGAGCCCGTGGAAGTGTCTTGCGGCTGTGCAAAACTTCCGTAGTCTGGCAACCCGACAGGATTGCCCAATGCATCTGTCAGAACAACAGCACCGTCTTTGGCATTAATGGATAGTTTCTTGTTTTGTTTATATTTTAAGCCAGAAGAATCTGCGTCCGCAACAAAGAAATTAGAAACATTGTATTCCTTAGAAAATTCTCTAGACTCAATCTCTACCCCATTAGTTGTCACTACTTGGTATATCGGTTTCATGTTATCGAGTATGCTGAACTGCGAATTTATTTCTGATTGTGTTAGATTTTTTCCTGCTGTTGGTCCACCTGTTCTATAAACGCTAGTGATAGAAGGATTAATTTCAGAAAGTCCAGTAGATTCAGAAAGAGCATTTACCACATATTCAACACCGTCACTTTCAAAAATTATTTTTTCATTATTGAATTCCCCCGACGAATTTGGCCCTATCAACGAACTTGTAATTTGGTGATCAATATATATTTCTATAGGTTCGTTATTCTCATCAAGGATAAATTCGCCGTCATCGTCCACAACATTTGACTTTAGGTCTAATGAGTTTAATCTTACTTCTTTGATTGTAGATCCTGGATATGCGTTTGCGTCAGAGATCGAAGATAGTTTAAAGACACCAAAGTCTCCTGAGGTAATATTGGTTTTTCCTGATATAGTTCCATATCCAGTAGCCGTAAATGATAGTTGACCCTCTTCAGACTCTTCTTCTTGTGCGCCCTTTCCTCTAACGGGTGTTTTTATTGAAAAATTAATATCCTTAATAGAAAAACCCTCTGCGTTGGGGCCATATATCGAGTTGTCAATAGTCAAAGAATTTCCGTAAACTTCTATCATAACATATTTAATTTTTTGATTTGATGAAATAGGAATCGAATAACTTTCGTTTGGTGACAAAAGTTTATCTGATACAATCTTATGATTTGCCGACGCTTTAATTGAATTCGGATTAAACTCTGGTACCCTGTGCGTGTCCGCAGCAAGACCTTCACTGACTACAATAACCTCAAGGGCGTCACCGTTAACAACGGTTACTGTTTCGCCTTGGCTTCCAGCTAGATCCTGAGTATACATCCAAATGTTTTTTAAACCCAAAGGCCACTCTCCAGCCTGAATGTTTATGGAAACTATTTCTTGCGATGGCATTGGAGCTCCAGATGGAGTCAAAACACCAGGAACCTCAACAACAATGTGATCTGTTATAGCGGTAGGACCAGGAATACCCGTATAGCTTATCCTTCTATATTCCGAAGAATTAGAGCCGTCATAAGCTTTTCCTATATCCGAGTAAACTATAGCGGCTTGTATGAATCTACCTACGCCAGCAGGTGCTTTATCTAATAGAGTTTGAAACTTTTTTGGATGATTTTTGTATAAATTTAACCAGGAAAGAGCAAGAATAGATTTGGTTTCTGAATCAACTATTGCATCGATAAGATTTAATTTTTTATTTGTCTGAAACTGTCTAACAGCTGCGGCCGTTTTAGCATCGTAGATGCCGTTAACGGTAATGGGAATACCGTTATTTGCCAGGGTGTATTGCACATACTGTACGTATGAGCTTGAGCTTGAGCTCGAGTTAGAACCATCGCCTGCGGGGGAACCACCGTGGATTAACTGGGGTTTGTATAACTTCTTCGATAAGCTTGGTGGCTAAAATGGGTTGCATAAAAGAATGTACAAGTAAAAAGCGATTAAAAAGTCCAGTGAATAATAATATTCCGCGTAGTTGAGTCGCTCCAAATACTACTTCCATCAACAGATCCCTTAAAACGCTTTACATCCAAAGTAACATCCCCAAAATAACTGTTGTTTACGCCCCAGAATCTATGGGTAAGAGAAGTGCTATTTGTTGTCCACAGTTTGTGCAAAAGATCCCACCTTTCTTTGGGCTCTAAAACTTTTTCATAAGGCTGAGGTGGACCACCAGGAATAGTTGTGGGGGGGCTAGTAGATTTCATCGTTACTTTTGTCGGGACAAGCGTTAGTAGATTGGTAAAGTACATCTCCCATTTAAAGTAGGCTTGTTCTACGGTTGATATCGAGTTCTGTTTTTCTGGATTTTGTATCCACCATAATTTTTCGTATTCCAATAATTTAGCAAAAGAAATACTATGAGCGTTAATTGAGCTATCGGTTACTCCATACTTTAAATAATCTCTTATTTCAGTTCTATTTTTTTCTATTTGGTTGGGAATGATTGGCCCAGTAAAAGAATATTCTCCTGGAACTGTTACTACTTTTGTGACCGTAGAAGATATGTATTCGGTTTGATTCGTTGTGGTACTTCCAGCACTTTGAGAACTACCAGAAGATTTGCTGCCAGATCTACCAAGTCTATACTCGTCCCAATATTTTGTTATTGGAAGATCATTGGTGTAATGAAAGTTATTTCTTGAGTGTGATCTTTCTTTAAATTTTCTATACAATAAGTCGGTAACAGAATAAATATTCGTAGGATACAAATAAGAATCAAAAGGTGATTCTTTATTATTGATAGCCTTTAGTGGATAATTTGCACGATCCCCTGAGTATGCCCCGTAATTAGCAACAGAAGATCCATCCGGTTCTGCCGGAACTGCTTTTTTCGTAACAACTGAAATTGGCCCAGAACTTCCATCAAGAGAAACCTCAAATTGAGTCGACCAATTAACTTCATAGTTGAATCTATTTTTTTTAATTTCAGTAATAAAAAGTTGTGTGGTAAACGCATAGTCGTAATCTCTTACGAATTGACTTCCTGGCAAATACTCATTTGGTGTCTTAATTACTGAATTAACCTGAGAAATATAGTCAGAATAATCCAAAAATGTATAGGGATAATTTATTGCAGAAAGGTCAAACTCTTTAGAAAAAACATTTGAATATGCATCTAGAGACAGGGAGCTATCTGAAAGTTTAGTCTTTGCTTCTGAAGAAAGCTGATAAACTCCATATGATGTTTTAACTTCCCCAAATAAATAGTCGGTAGATGTTATTCTATTAAAATTTAAAAATCCAACATTATCATTTGTACATTCTAAATAAAATTCAACGTTGCTGAAATCAGCATTGATGATTGTAGCTGAGTCAGCTTCGGTGGAAGTTGCTTCAAGGTCTTGTATTAGTAAGTCTCCAATTGAAGTGCTGATCTCCCTGCAAAATTTAGGCTTTATAAAATCCATTATGGAAACTTCGCCGTCTTTGAAATTGTTTATGTGAAAAATTAAAAGTTTTTTTCTCATCCTCTAGAAGAACTGTAACTTCTCCATCATCATTTGTTCGACCGTTGATTGTCCAAGAATTTCTCCATGGAGAAACATTCCAGATAACAACAGAATTTTCACTATATTTTTCACGGCTATTAACTTTATTTCTATTTGTTTCGCACAAAATATTGTAGAACAATTTATTTGGACCAATCACAGACTCGCTGAGAAAAGCTGTTTGACTACCAACTGTTCCTCTAGGAAAAAGGTTATTAACTCCTTTATTTTTTCCAGAGACTGGAATTCCACTTCCGCCATAGTTGTCATTAATAAAAGTTAAAAACGGATTTAGGCAAAATACGGCAAGCGCAGAAAACTCTGCACTAGACACGTATTTATCTTTTAGAATTGCGCTGTATTTCTTTTCCCCATCCTGTATATAGGCTATCGATTGAGCAGAATTGTCCGCACTTTCTGGCACACCATTAAAAACTCTTATCTTATTAACTGAATTTTGGGTAAATATATTTCTTCTATCTCCGAATATTCCAAAATTTTTAATCACAGACTCGTTATACTCATCCATATCCCAGCCATTAAGAGTCTGATTGCCGTCAACATATTCGTTGACTATTTTTATTAGTCCTGTATTATTTGTCGTTGCAGAAAGACTAAAGTCAAAATTAGAAAGACCTGAAGAAGTAAGACTGTTTTGATCTAGATTGGAACAATCTATGAAAACAGATATTCCGCTAGAAAGAAACATGTCTATGGTTCTTTTTTGGTGTTCGCTGATCGAAGAAGTAGGAGTCCAAATCAAAAAATCGTACAACAATGCGTCTGGATTAGCCTGATCTATTTGAGTTGAAACAAAATCATCTATATTAAGAGCCCAATAAGATCTTTCTGTTTTAGTCAAATTAGTAGATGCTAGAGGGTTTTCAAAAAGAAAATTTTGTTGATTCATTACCGACTCTTCAAGGTTGCCAAAGACATATGGGTTTTCTATGTTTTCTATTAACCCCGAATATAGCACTGCAACCTTTAAGATTGCCCTTTGCTCATTATCTCGAGTATCTTTGTTCTTACTAAAATTGTAGTTTATTTTTGCTAAAAGTCTCCAATTAAAATTTTGGAATGTCCTTGGATCCTGTATGGCTTTCTTGGGCGTAATTATTTTCCACCCGTCATCATTTTTATTATTTTTTAAAAGAGTATTTTCTTTGTGCGCAAAAAGTTGCGTAGAATAAACTCTCCTATTATAAGAACTTGGGTCTATTACCTCAGACTCTTCAACCACATAATCGTATGTAGGCACTGTGTTTATATATTCTTTATAGTTCAAAAACTGATCGTAGGGTAATCCATCGGCATTTTTTTCATATTTATCATAAACGAGGTAGAGGCCTATAGGGTCAGGGACATCTAGCAGGACTACTATTCTATAAAACTCAACAGAACTAGTGATAAAATCTGTTGCATACTGCTCGATATGAACCCTATATTTATTACGCCCAAATTCGTCTACATATTTATGGCCAGAAGAATCAATAACCCTAATGTTATATTGATCTGGATTTTTGACTGGTTGAGATGTTTCAACTCCCGTATATGTTGATGCGGTTCCGAGAAATTAAAGTAAAATATCTGCTAACATAAATGCTATGGGCAAAGCGTACGTGCGCATCATTGGATAGTATATACTCTTTGTTTGTAAAATTATATCCCTCTGAAGGAGATTTAACAATATCGGTAGAATCAATAACAAGGTTGCTGATACAAACCTCTGAATTTTTTACAACAGGAGAATGCTTGACTTGATGCATTTGAGAGTTGTTGCTTAAGTACCTGAGAACGCCAAACTCGTCTGCGTACATCAGTAGATCGTCGTCTACTGCTTTTAGTTGATTAGCATTTTCTGGTACCATATTAGACATGTCTAATATAGATAGAAAGTTTTCTGGGGTAACTTCCTCGGCACTAAACCAGCCGAGATTTGCAGCATCGAGAGGCAAGAAAGGGCCCTTTTTTAAAGCAAACTCACCGTTTGGTGTATGTTTTTTAAATTCTTGCACGCTTATTCCTCTTCGTAATCTGGATGAAGATTTTCGTAAGTATCAACAACATAGGGGGTTGCACCCAAAAGTCCCATTTGATATTGGGTATATCGATCTATCGGATACCACCTTGGTAGTTGCCAACCACTACCCGATATACCTTGATAGTAAACCTTTTCTGTTTCATAGTTCTTTTTAAAAGAAGAATCAAGGGAATAATGATAGCGCACCGTATTTTCTCCAAATGCTGCAGATAAGACTGGTTCTGATGAATTGGACTGATTTACATCATATCTCTCATACCAGTATACTATATCCCCAGCTATAGTATTAGGGGTGCCTTGAGCTTCAGAGGGCAACATTTCTGTGTCCACAGCCACAAACCAATAACCAGGAGTGGCATCATTTTGGGCCCTATACGCTCCAATATTAAAATTACCCAAAGAGTCTGCCGTAGTCATGCCTGCTTTCCCGTGTTGTTCTGGCGAAACTTGACTATTGCTATACGGTGTATGGAGGGCGTCAAATAAATTTCTTGCTCTTCTCCAATAAACTTTTGCATTAGGTGTTGCAGAACCATATACATAAACAGTTTCTTGGCCATCGGCATTAATTATTTTCTTAGTAACTTCAGCCAAAAGTTTTTCACGGGTCATTGTAGTTGGCTTAACGTAGTAGGAAACTGTCGCAGAAGTATTTGGAGTTGAATCCATTTCTGAAATAATTTGAGAAACAAATATTGGATACGAACTTGGTGTTGAAACTTCTACTCCAATATATTTTCCATACGCCCTTGCGTATCCATCTTCATTTGTGTAAACGTAAGAGGGGGTGGCGTTAATATTTTGGCCAGTTACCTCATAGGCTATAAAAGGTTTAGGGTTATTGTTTTCGTCGATACTAAAAATATTTATTGCAATGAACTGACTTCCGTCATCAAGTATTTCTTTAGGGGAAATATAAGCTTCAACCGAAGAAAGGGGATAATCAGTTGTAGAAAAATAAACATAACCTTCACTCATTGCAGAGTGAAGTGGATTCAAAGACACTTGATCAAAAACTGTATCGGAATCAAACATTGATTTTTCGTAGGTAACTTTTGTGTAATATGAATAATTTGGGGTGCTTAAAAGTGTAACTTTTGTTCTATAGGAATTATCAAACTCATTATAATATTGGTTATCTGCATTAAAAACGTTTTGTAACCTATACTTAACCTTATAGGTTCTTCCAGATTTTATTTGCGGAATACCATTTATGTTTAATGTTTCTATTATATTGGAAGAATATGATTGATTTTGAATGACATAGTCATTAGTGTAGGTATCCAAAACCGAAACTTCAAATACGCCACTATACGCAAGTGCTAAATAATTATCATAAACAGCCTCAATAAACTCAAGATTGAATTTGGAATATACGCCAGGAGAAGCTTCGTCCATAAAGGCTACTTGCGTGTAAGGAGTAGGAGTAGCAGAATTAGATCCGACCTCAACCAAAATTGGAGCGCCCTGCCTTGCTACACTGTCTAAAATAAATTCTGATTCATCATAATAGAACTTTGTTTCTGGATCCGCATACAAATAATATGGAGTTGCATTCAGATGTATGAAACCACTTTCGATTGATGGGTGAATTCTATCGTTGAATCGTGATGGACGCGATACGTCAAAATATATGTCCTTTGAAATAAACTGATTGGTTTCATTATCGTAGTTATTTAAACGATCAAAAGTACTTTCGAGATTGTCGTCAAACGTTTCGGTGCTTACTATGATGTCGTCATTCTCAGAATAAGCCTCTATACTCGTAATGGTTAGATTTGGAGAAGATGCGTATTCTTCAAGACCAAAATCGGATCTTTCAAAATCATATCCACCTATCAGGTGAAACTCATTATAGAAGTTGTAGTTCTTCGTGGCGCCAGATGTTATAACTCCATCGTTTGTTATTCTAAAATCTATTTCACCAATATAATCGGCATCAAAAGAACTGTAAGTTTCGTAATTGAACGGATAAAAATTTTCACTAGGAGTAGACGATATGACAAGAAGATCTGGAGTTGCATTATAAGGAAATTTAACATCTACAAATTTATAATTTACTGTAGAAGAACCAAGAGTATTTATGTAATGGCTATGTTGATGTGGAGTGCTAAAATTTGGATTTATAAATTGAAAAACTATATTATCACTAGAGGGAATTAAATATTTTAAATTATCCTGTTTGTTTAGCGCAATGCCTCCATAGCCCTGATATGGACTAGAAGAACCATCGATATCATAATCTCCCTCTACAACATTTTCTATATGAACATATAATGGGGTGGCACCATATGGAATTGTAAAATCTTTGATTATTGATGCAGGAGATATGTGTATGTCAGATTTTTTAGTAATATCGTTAGATGAATTTAATACGTTGCCGAATCTGTTAGATCTAATTTTGGGCGTATTAACCAATCTTTTTTTTGTTGGGTTATATATCTTGGAAGCAATTTTTAATTTTGTTGCATACGGTGAATCATCTATTTGTGCGGCACTCTTACTGAGTGTTGGCGAAGTGCTTGTGGCATATTGGTTTGGCGTGCTGTTTAAAAAAGAAATTTTTCCGTAATCTCCACTAATACCATATGAGTTTTGAGCATCAATAAAATCGACTGTAATTGTGTCAACAGCATATAACGGTACTTGCGTAAAGGTATATGACTCTGTTGCATTTAATTGCAGTGTATTCACATATGGTGTACCACCAATATTGTAGTATATTGATTCCCCATTAGTGAAATTGGTTGCACCAAAAATATCCTTAGATATAAACTCATTAGACAAGTTTGAATGGTTATTTTTTACAAGAACTTTATATCTTGCTTTATATTCGGAATCATTTGGTATGTCCCCGTGAAGATTTAGTCCAAGAACAACATCGTAGGAAATAGTTGCAGCATCATTTTCGATATAATCTTCATGATATGAAACAAAAGAATCATAAACTATCTCTACTGGCTCGTAAGCTGAGGCGACTCCATCAATTTTATATCCATAAGCTTTTAATTTAAAACTGTAATCCCCAGTGCCAAAATCAAGTTTTTCTAATTTAAGCTTTATGTCATTGAAATCACCAACTCCAGGTTGATAATTTTCAATATAATATTCCGTGGTAGCACTGTCTGCAATTTGAGGTAGCGATGCAAAACCTTCTCTTCTGGTTCCTGCAGGATCCCAATAGGCTTCTCCCCATTTGATATAGCCAAAATTTGATGGATATTTTTTGTTTAAGTATTCTACAAAATCTTTAAAATCTTCTGTTGGAATACCTTCTTTATTGAAATATTGTTGATTTTTTTCCATATCAGATATTTCTAATATTTCTGGAGTTGCACCAAGATACAAGGAGTCTGGAGTAGCTTCGAATGCCCTCCATATATCAAGCTCTCTTCTTAAAGTTTTCTTTAAACCCTCTAAATTAATCGCTGGTGGGTTCTGGTAAACATCAAGTATTCTTTTTTTAAAATTGTCATTTGTTTCAAGATAAAGCCTTTGCAGGCCGACCTTTAATCCAAACTCATCAAAATAATTTATCTGTTGAACGATCTCACACTGGTATAAAGTTTCGTCAACAACTAATTTAGCAGGCTTAAACAGGGTGAATAATTGTGCTGTTAAAAAATTATAGTAGAATACATAATCAGTTGCTCTCTGCTGCAGCAGCTCTCTCATTGACGACACTCTGGCCATTTCAATGTTATCAGAAATAACCTTTAAAAAACCTGGTCTAATGTTGCTGTAAGCATAAAGCCATGCTATTTGTGATTCCTCTGAGGTTTCAATAAAAGAATTTAATTCTATTTTTGAAATTAAAACATCTACCACATCAAGATCTTCACCGATCAGTGCATTTATTACTTTTCCAGCATTTGTTCTGGGAAGCGTTAATTCTGGAGTTGCACCCTCAAGAGAGTCTCCATATATTTTTGTCCAAGAAGGAAATCTGGAAAGAATACTTCTTACGTGATCAGTAATTACTGGGCTTATTATTTCTGATATTTCTATCTGGATTAATAATAGAAAATCAGAAGACGCTATATTCGAATCTGAATCAATTTCTACAACAAATTTACAATATCTTTGGACGTTGTTTATAAATAATAATGTGGTTTTTTGATCAACGTTTACATGTTGAGAAAATTCTGATTCTAAAGCATTTTTCTTAGGCGAGGAAAATATTTTTAAACTAATTGTTGGGACTTCTGACCCTACAAGATTTGAAAAAGCGTGCTTGTATCCAATGATATCAATTCTGCTAGATGTGTCTATGAATCTATTAAACTTAAGACTTTCAGAGTCTGGAGATAAAATCCAGTAAGGTGAAGAACTTTCGAGATCAAAAACAAGACTTTGAGAATCGGTTTTGTCTTTATTGAAATAGAAGTAATCTCCGTTGAGAATCATCAAATACTATTTCACCATAGTTTGTAGGCGTTGCACCTTCCCCTAATGTTGAAGCTGAAGACAAAACCTCTGTTCCAACAAAAGTATGATCACCAAGGATGTTTAGTCCAGTAGAAGCCCTTTTGGTAGAGTAGTTATTGTAGAATTTATTTGAATACAAATCCAAAGCATTAGAGGTCCAAACATTGCCAACAATGTTGAAGTCAGATTTATTTAATGCTAAAAAATAAGTTTTCATTTTCTCATCCTAGGACTATTAAACTGCGTCTAACCAAACCGAATACTCGGAAGTCACGCCATTTTCTGGGTGCACAAACATCAGGTGTTGACATGGTCTACTCATTGAATTAAAGTATTCTTGCGCATATGTATTATAGCTTTCTGGAGAGCCAGATATTCTCAGAGTTGAACTTCCCAATGTCATCTTCGCCTGCTGATGGTAATGGCCCATAAATACATCTTGGAAATCTTCGGGGATTGCTCCATCTTTCCAGCCAAGAACTTTTCTTGCATATGGTGCAATCGTTGACGGAGAAGGAAGTTGATCACCGTGTATAAGTAGTGACGAATAATTCCCTATTCTGTCAACAGCATACCAGTGTCTTTCGCCTCTTCCATCAGGAATATTAAACTGAATTCTTGGATTACCAGCAAAAATTAAACTAGCTATCCTATATAGTAATCGATCCATGTTTGATTCTGGGTCGTACATTTTTCTATTTTTTCCACCAACAGAACCATGGTTTCCAATTACCCCAGTAACATTTACTTTATCAAAATTTTCTAAAGCTGTTGTAAAAAATTTAGAAAGTATTTCTGGTCCATTGATACCTACTTGTCTATATATGCCAGAATCTATTAGATGGCTTTGTCCAGGAAATATTTCCTCTCCTTCGACAATGTCTCCCAGCATCCATACGTGCAGGTTATTGACTGCATGATCTGCTCTTTGGACTTCTACTATTTCTAACATTTTTTCTGTATATAGCTCTATTCTTTTTGCTAGTACGTCAGAATTATAATCTGGAGTAACTTTGCCGAGCTGCCAATCGGATAGAATGGCAACAGCTGTTTCTGGAGTTCCATTTCCCATTTTTCTAGGAGTTCTCTTTTGTATAGCTGGCAATCTAAAATTAGCGAAAGCGTCGTATGCTGCTCTGTAAATTGTTTTTGAAGCTTCTTCGCTAACATTTTTGTATTTTTCTGATTGTTTTGCTAGTCTTTTATTTTCAGAACGAAGAAAATCTATTGTAGAATACTGGCTTTCATTTGCAAAAACTTGACCGCCATCTTCAGATGTCGGGGATTCTGACATTTCCGACTCATCAAAGGAACTGTAGTATGAATCTTGGGCGGCAGAAAAATATTGTGGGACTTCTTTTTCCTCAACTTCTTCAATTGTTTGATCTTCGTTTAAAATTGCTCCTGGCAATTCGTCATCACCCTCGACAAGGCCTTGCGCATGTCTCATATTTTTTGCTTTAACTATATAGCTTTTAGTTACTAAAAAAGTTTTCTCTAACACATTGACCACTCTTTCGGGTTAATATCCTTGGGATGACATTATAACAGAAAATATAGATATAGTTCCAGCTATTAAGTATTCTCTTTCTGTATTTAATCTAAATGCGCCCTTGGGTACTTCTTGGCCCCTAGAGCTAACACTGAGAATGTTGATCGACTTAATGAAGTCGGACGAGGATCTAATAGCAGATTCGATTTCGCTGAAAGAAAGAACGCTGCCTATCGTAAAAGAATTTAAATATCTCTTAACAAACGTACTCGCCTGTAATTCAATAGCGTTTATTGCCGCAGAAGACAGACCCTGAGGAAGAACCATATTTGCCACAACGCTAACTGGCACCCTATCTGCTATTCTAATATTGAGTTTTATACCGACAGGTTTTTTGCCAGACAAATTACTTACAAGCCCTTGAACAAACAAAGGATCTAAATTCTGTGATTCTGGAACTATAATTATGTCACAAGATCCAAGTCCATAAGACGATTCTCTGATCCTGACATCTCTTACCCCAGGAAATGCTAGGGCATTCAAACGAAGAGATTCAGCCGTTCCGTAAGAACGCTCTTTGATGGACATGCTTATTCTTCTTCTGTAATTGTCATCTCCTTCCATGCCTGGCATTGAGTATACTTCTTTGGGATTCGAGCAATATACTATGGTCCCATCTTGCGAAACAAAGTTGTGTCTAGTCAAAGAATTTTTTGCTGCAGTAAAATCTTGACTTGTAAACGTCGGCTGTATTCGGCCAAAAGCCTTTGTTGTCCCAGCAATTATTATGACGTTTGAAGCTAGTCTATATTGGAATTGTCTTTCGGCAAATTCTGTTACATCATTATAAATTAAAGTGTCCTGAGGTATTATCACATCAGTTGCACCAGGTACGGAAAGATAAAATTCTATATTAAAGCTTGATCTTTCTTGCTCTACTTCGGGTGTTACCAAACCTCTTCGGACGCCATACAATTCTCCTATTAAATCTAAAGATCTTCCAGAAGCGGTAGCCATTGAAGTTTGATTAATGGCAAACTTAAGAGTATCGTATAGGTCGCCAACTTCAGTTGCAACTGATTCGGCAAAAGCTCTTGCTATAGAGCCTGGATAGGTTGCGGTTAAGCCAGCATTTTTTTCTAAGGCTCGAAGCATCCTACCCAAGATTTCTGTTTTTGTTTTACTGTAGACTATAGGCATTTTATCCTCCTTATATTATAGCTCTTGAACAACAGAAAGTGTTACTGGTTCTGAAGTATTATTTTCTATATGCACATCAAACCTTATGCCTGTAGCAGAAATCGGAACAGCATCAATCGATATTGATCTTCCCCTAAAGATTCCACCGTTTGCTTCATTTTCTAATGAATTTCTGATAATTCTTTTCCCTATTTCTGCAGTTGCTCTATTTTGCGGCATGCCTCTTATCATAGAAAGATCACAGCCTAACCTTGGGTAAATAGTAAAATCATTTGGCTCCGTCATTAGCCTAAGGTATATTTGCTGCATGTCTCGCTGTTGACCGCTTTGGGCGATGGCTATATCTTTGTTGGAAGAAATTAAAATATCTCCACTTAAATCAAAATAAAAATCACTCATTATTTATCCAAACCATCTTTAATCCATGAAAAGTTTTTTGAATTACTTGAAGTATTAAAATCTTTTTCTTTAATTTTTTTAATTGATTCCTCGTAAGAGTAGCCAGAAGACATAAAATCCTTTAATAACTCAGTTTGTTCCGACGTGTTATTCTGAGCAAAGTTGTCTATTAAAGCAGATTGTTCTACAGAAAATCTGCCAGTGTTAATAGACGGGAGCTGCTCAACGCCCTTGGTTCCTAGTGCATATCTACCCGATATAGTAATGGGGTTATCCGTTTGATTCTGTTCAATTTCCTGTATATTATTAAGGTAATAACCAACCCTGTGATAGGCGGGATTATTAGAAAAATCGGATGTTTTTAAAAGAGCTGGCTCATTATAGGCGTCTGCAGCAGGATTAAAAGACTTTTCATTCCACCTTAAGCCATCGTCTTCTTTTGAAAAAAACTTAATTGAATCTGAAAAGAAGGATATACTGCGCGTGTTAGGATTCATTATTAAGCCTATGCCTGGGGCAGCAAAGATTTCTATACATCCAGAATCTGTGATCCTAATAAATGCGCTATTATCCGGATGAGTTAAACCAACTTCCCTATTGGAAAACTCTGTTCTTTTTTGCAGCTCAAAAGCTTCGTTAAAAGGTTTTTTTGAATTAGGGCTATTTTCTTCCATGTTACCTATCTTCTACTCCATAAACTTTGGTATGCCAGTATATATATTTCTGTTTATTGAATTTTTATATGACCTGGGTTCATTATAGTACATCATCACATAGGCTTCGGATTCGTTCTCGTCCCTAAAGCCCACCATGCATCGTGTTCCAGGTGCTGGAGCTACTGATTGAACCCCATATATAAATGGACATGGCACATCCATTATAGCATTGCCTATCACGCTGGAAAATTTTTCATCCAGGAGGATTGTAGCCGTATTGTTGTACGAATTATATGACATAATCGTTCCTGGTCGATTTTTTGATTGAAAAAATTTTGATCTATCAATATGATCATTTATTTTTTTGTCAAATTTAGGATAATTTGCAGGCATTTTACTTCTCGTTTCCGTCTTTATCGAAGACAACTCCATCCATCCATTTTTCTATATATGGAAAAGGTGGATGGCCTTTAAATTTTGTTCGTATCCAAGTTTTAAGATTATCTTCTTTGTTGTTATTTACCAATAGATAAGCAGCCAAAATAACTGAAAACTTAAGCTCAAATATAAATCCTACTTTTGATCTTGGCGTTTTATCTTTATTGGGATAATCTCCCCATGGATAAAAAACATATGAGTCAATTAATTTTCCCTTAAGAGCTTGAGCTACTTGTTTTTCTCCAACTGCTGTTGTTCCAAGCATCCACGCTTGGTTGTAGGGTATAAAAATTCTTTGATCAATAGTTTCTTGTGTTGCTTGATTTAAAACTTTTTGAGAAAGTGAATCAACGTTATTATCTTCATCTATAGCGTACGCAAGCTTGAAACCAAGAACACTGTCATTTTGAGGTTGTCCAGTTTTATTATATCTAAGTTGAAATATTTTTGATCCGTGTGCCTTGGGCAGAAGGTTGCATTGAAAGGCGCCGAACGAGAAATCTCCATCCCCACCATCTTTTTTTGTGTTTAATGCTCCAGGTGCCCACCTTGATTCCCTCTCGCCTATGCCAACAAACATTGCAGAAAGTTCACTTGAAAATAATCCAGCCGTATACAGCAGGGACATTACTTCGTCTGGAGTTAACTGCTCATTTGTTTTTCCAAAATAATTAGTTTTAAATTTATCTAAATTTGCGGCCTTAAAATCAGTAGACAAACCAGAAACACCTCCAGTTAATTGAGATGCTAATTGTGCGGTAATAAATGAGCCAGCTCTTTGTGCGCTAAAACTAATGTGAATATGATCTCTATGGCTTCCATCTACCGCAAAGTTTATGAAAGGAGCGAGATGCGGATACCTTGTTCTTATAGGCGAATTTGAATCTTCTAGACCCTTTTCTTCTATTCCAAGTTCTTCGGCTAAAAGGTCATGAACTATAATGAGATCTGGATGTAACTCCTTAGATAAAATCTGCAAATTTTTTAAGAATATATCTAAACCCTGCCTGTAGCTATCTATATTTTTTGATAAATGGTATGATGTTTCCCTGTTGTTTCCAACATCAAAAATATCTATGGCTCTACCAAAAGCGTGATCGCTAACAGAATTAGATGTCCCAGTCAATTCGGAAAAATTGGATCCCACCAATCCCCTGCCATTGCCTGTATCTCCCTTAAGATAAATTCTGTCTGTTATTTGTAGTAACAGCTCTAGCAAAGCTGCACCAACAAAAGAATTTTTTTGGCCAGTTCCTAAATATTCTTTAGGTACAGGTAGAGACTCATAAGATCCAGAAACATAATTGCCAGATTGTTTTATTTCAAAATTAAGAGAAGCTAAAGATTGTCCTTGAGGATTTGTGGTAAAGTTAATTGACATTTGATTTATCTGGCCATCAAAATTTATTTTATCATTTATTTCTTTGGTTTTTGTAATGTATGTTTCAATTTCTTGTTCAGTTAAAATTTCAATTAAGGCAATCGGCCTTGAACCTCCGATTTAAGGTAATGCCACTTTGTGAAGCGTAGTATCCCTTCTGGCTGTGGGCAAGACTCTGCCCGTGTACTGGTGCTGATAATCCCAACCGAATCTAAATTTGGATTAGTGGCAGAGTTATTGATGCTATCATTCATTGCCCTTAACGAAACGTCAAAACCAGTTGGAGCATAGCCTGTAAAAAGTATTGAGTTTTTAGCCAATTCAGCTTTGGCTGTTGCTCCTGTTAAAACATTTTTTCCATTTGGATCATTCGGATCAAGAATCTTAACGTTGTCTCCGATGTCTGCTTGTGCGGCTAATATTCCGATGCATTGCGGACTGAGTGCTTTGGGCATACGCGTTGACGGCGTATGCTGGATTCCTGTATATCCCGTCTGCCTGCATAATCTTAAGGGGATCAACGCTTCTTAAAGTCCTATCCTGGTATGGCTGTTGAGAAAGGCTGGTATGGTTGATAACCATTTGTTCATTCGGATAGAACGAAGAAGCTAATTTGTTTGTTATACTTTTTGTGCTTGTCAAATCGTCTATGCTGATTGGATCATCTGCTGCCATGTTTAACCTCGTACCCCTTGGCCTAATTCAGTTGATACTTCTTTTCCTATTCCAACTGACCTACTTGGATCAATTAAAGCTGGACCTTTAATAAAATTGAGAGTTTCTGTATAAACTCTACCTAAACCAGCAATGATTAGCTCCCAATTTAATGTTACTGGGCTTCCATCTGAATAGTACTCGTCCCAACCAATATAAGGCCATTCGGAAGCTGTAGAGTATACTTCTTGCAATATCAATATAGAAACTAGTGAATCAAACAATTCTTTTTCTGGGTTACTAAAGGCATTTATTGGATCGTTGGAATCATCTTTGTCAAAATAAATTGCACTGTTACTTTTTGGCAAATCTTGTATGGCGGCTAAAATTTCATCAAACTTACTTTCAATAACACTATTCAATGATAGTAATTCTTTTGTTTTGTTTTTTAAATACTCAATACGCCTCATCGAATCTAGTGTTGGCATATTCAAAAATATTCCTCTAACCTTATTGGTTAGCGCATTTTGTTTATTTTCGTCTGTTCTATAGAAAATAGATGCCATATATCTTTCGTCTTTACTAATGTTATTTTTGCCTTTAATCGCCACTGCATAATTAGCTGGTGTATTGGCAATAGCCCCAGCCTCTACATCGTCTGCCGTTAATATTATTGAAGAATTTTTTGGATTAATTCTTAAAACAATCAATTTACCCTCTAATGCATCGGAAACATACTTTAGAGATTTTGCGCCTTCAGAATTTGGGTTTGTAATAGCAACCTCACCAGGCATAACATCCAACTTATTAAGTTCTCCAGACTGCACTCCTTCAAATCTAACTCTATACGAATTTTCATTTGGATTCTTATGGGTAATATTTTTTCTGGGCGTTAAAATGTCTATCACATCTATAGTATCTCCGGTCAACTATCTTAGTTACTTTAACTATTGTTTTGAAGCTTTGATTCAAGCCAGTTTTTTCTGGACCAAGACCAGAATACTTTAAAATTTCTGCATGTACAATTGCATTTTCTAAGCTTGTATATCTAACTAGTCTTGAAATTTCCTTTTCCCTCCAACCCATACTCTTAAGCAAATCATCAGATCTTATATAGGGGTGCCCATCAACGGTCATTACCTTGGTTCTTATCCCCAAAAGACCAGGAAGAAGTTTTTTAGAATGATGCTTACCAACTACCATTCCCTGGAAATTAGCTAATCCAGCATCCATTGCTTGACCATTTTTATTCAGATACTGGATATAGCATCCGTGTTGATCAAGTACGTTGTTTCTTATCCATTTCCATGCGCTCCAACCAGCATCCGTTGCCAGCGTTAGCCCTGCTGCAACGGCCGCTCCAGCAAGAGGTGTGCCAAAAATAGTTGCTGCCGCAGTAGCTCCAGCCGTAACTGCCGGCATAACAAGGCCAGCAAATATCGCTGCCCCCATTGAGCTTTCCTGCCTTCCTGTGTTGTTGGCTATTAATTGCTTCATTCGATCTGAGGTTTCTGGCATTGAGTCCGCAAGTTGGTTGGCTTGTATATCCTTAAGAAGGGCCGAACTACCGTGCGTATACTGCATGCCGCCAACCATTTGGTCTTTTAGCATGCTTGAAAGATTCTCTATTGACACATCTCCACTTATGTTTAATATAGAATTATTAGACTGATTAGCCAAAAGTATTCTTGTATCGTTTCTTAAATTTTGTGTACTAAACCACGAAGATGCCCAAGACGACATAAACCATCTTGCTGGATCATTAACCGTCACAAATGCATTGGGCGTTATACTTGTGATAAAACCTGTTTCTGGAGTAAAGTGATGAACAACCTGTTCTACCTCAAATATCCCATACATTCTACTATATACGTCGGCTAAGTAAACAAGATCATATGGCCTTATGGAAGTGTTGCCAATAACAATAATTTCTCCACCATATATATCTTTAAGATTTTCTTTCAAATATGATAGAGCAACTCTTCTTGCCGTGAGCTCATCTGGTTCACCCTGCGCATGCTTTGATATGCCCCTAACTGTTTCTAGTGGATGAAATATTGGATGCAATATTCCAAAGACTCCTTCGCCCTTAGGATTGTCCCAATACAATCCTGTCTCTACAGTTTTTTCTACCTGTTTTTCTGGGGGAGCTGCCTTATCAAGGGAAACTGTAACTGGAAATTTTCCATCAGAAACAGCTGTTATTTGAGTTGCAACTCCAGATGTATTCTCTTTTATATTATTTGCTATAATATGGCTAAATGAACTGAGGTAGTGCATTCTTTGGAATGGTTCTCTTATCTCAACAACTGGTTCGCCATACTCTCTTGTAAACGGATTGTCTACTGCCCTTAATAAAGTTCCTGGTCTTCCAAGAGAATAGTATATTGAATCATTATATGCTTTATTTAATATGTTTGCTTGCTTGGTAAAATTTTCTAACTCCTTTAATCCATAGCCCATTTGCGCCATTGATAATCTAAACATGTTTAATAAATTTCCCAGAGCAGCATCAAATGCGCTAAATATTGGTCCTATATTTTTGTCCCAAAAATTGTCAACATCTTCCAAAATTCCCGTAACCCAGTTGCCAGAGTTATTGCCTGCTTTAGCATTGTCTTTTAGCAGCTTAATAAAAGCATTAGAGTTTGAAGAAATCTCTTTTTCATAATTAATAAATTGTGCGAATATGTTATCTACTTGCCTAAAACTCCATTGGTCATTGTCGTTACCAAACAAATCAAAAGCCGCCATAACTGAGCCTGCTACAGGGTTTGCAACCGTTGTGGCCACATTAAGGGCTGCACCAAATCCAGTTGCGCTATAGCGTTTTTTGTCAGGTCTTAAAACTAACCATGCCCTTGCATAAGGATCTGACCAGAGTTTCTGCCTAAATATTCCGACCAACAAAAGGTATAATTGCTTAGGTGTTTTTATATTTGCTAAAAGCTGTAAAGCTTTAGTTTCTTCGTCTACATTAGATGGATTATCAAGATCTTTATCGGCGTATTGATAGGTTTTAAAATGATTTTCGACTAAAGACATTAGGCCATCGACTTTTTTCTGAATCAAAAAATTATATACGTCAACTATTCCTGCGTCTTTATTAATAATTGGTTTTTTATTTTCGTCTAACGCATCAACCCCACCATCTATGTATTCCTCAATTGCTATATTTATAGCGGGTGTTACAGAGGCCGCCTTACCAGTTGAACTTATCCAGTCGGCTCCTAGTAGAGTGTTAAATTCAAGACCTGATTTATCTGCACCAAAGTCTTCAAAAATAATATCGTTTTTTTGAGTTAATAATTTGAATATAGGATCAAAAGATTCTTCATCGCTGTCAGGATCAAGGTTATAGGTTTTTTGAAAAATAGATTTAACACTTTCGTAGTTGTGGTAACCAAATCTAAATTGATCCCATATCTGTTGTGCGTCGCCAACTTTTCTGCCTCCACCAACAATAACTTTAACTTGACTGTCAAATCTTTCGTCATAAAAAGACCTAGCTACAACTGAAACATTATCTAACGGATCATACACTGACGTAAACTCGTCCCTACCGCCGTTCTTTTTTATCTTCCTGCAATCTGTCAAACAGTTTATCTTGAGCTAGCTCGTGCACTCTTGATTCGCCATCTTCTCCTGGATGAAGATATTCAAAATATTTAGTCCAATTTCCGCCCTTACTCCACTCTAATTGCCAATCCATCATTGTTTTTTCTTCAAGTGCATCACGCGAATATGCGTAGTTAATTTCGTTTTTTATACCATTATTATTTATAACCCTTTCCATACCGTCTGCAGTCATGGTCATAGCACCCGTGGTCGACCAAGATACTCCATCGGGCCTACCGTTTGGCATCGCCGCTAGTATATCGTCATCCCCAATAGTCCCTCCCAATTTTGATTTAAATGCACCAAATCCAATAAGAAAAGTGTCGTCTCCAGAACCAGAGGACGATCTTGATTCAAATCTCATTGCTGGACTATATTGGCTAGTAACAACTCCAACTGGAACATTATCTGGAACGAATGTAAACATGCATTCTGTTAGATTTTTTTCTACCATGGATATATTGGCATATTGACTTCCGCCCGAAGACCAAATACCGCCATTTTGCACTGCTCCTATATCTTCCATCGGAGCAATAATTCTTCCCTTGTCGTCAATAAGTAAGCCTAAAAAGTAAGCTGCATCTGGAGAAACTATTGCAGATAAACCAGTATGAGTGTCGACATCTTTTTCTCCCCATAAAAAGTATGCAGGCGTGCAAACAACTGCTAATTTTTTTTCTGGATTATAAACTAAAACTTTTCTTTTTTTGTAATCTTCTGGAGTTCCAATTAAATCTTTTTCATTGAAATTATACATTTTAAGAAATTTCTGTAAAACTTCGCTTGTCATAGAGTTGGTTGCACCATTATTTTTATTGTATTTTTCTCTGGCTTCTACTGGATTATACGGCCATCTCATTGCGATATAAAACTGTTCATCATCTGCATTAGTGGGCATACCCCACTCTTTAAAATCTAATTCAACTCCAGCATAATATTCCCCAATTAAATCATAAGCGGGATCAAGATCCTGAAAGTAGTGCTGTAGCTCTGGTTCTAATTGTATTTTTCCAGAAATGGCTGGGTCAGAAGACAACTCTCCAACAACAGCAATCGGATACGGCATTTGTATATCTTGACTCGCAAAACGCTCACCTATAGGTCCCTCTGGATCAAAAATGCCAGAAGGATCAAATGCTGCGGTACCCTCAATTATCGCATCTAGACCTAAAAATTTAATCTTTGAAGCAAAGTCAAAATTAAAAGTAACAACTTGTTCTGTCCCAGGCGCTTTACTGGCGGCAGTAGCAACACTTCCATTACTCTTTCTTCCAGGAGTTGTAGCAACAAGATTGCTTTCCTGCTCAGCAATTTTGATAAGATTATTCATATTTTTTTTGATTTCAAACTGTGAATTTTTGTTAAAAATTCTATCAAAATTTAAAGAAGGTAGAGTTCCAGAAGTTCTATTTGTAAAAAATGGATAAGAGTATCTTATGGGCAATTGGGCTATTTGCTTGTGGTTCGACGAAGGTTCGGTATTTCCAGACTGAATACCGTTAGACGTGCCACTTCCTGAGGAATTAAACGGAAGATGGAAACCAACCTGAACTCTTCCCTTGTTAATTGGTAGACGGCAAATTGGTTTACCACCTACATGGTAAACATTACGAGTGACATCCTTAAGGTCTATAACGGTATATTGCAAAGTTCTTGCAGGTCTAAAAATACCAGAAAAAGATAGCATATCTTTTGATGTCGAAGCTAAAGATTCTGACAAAGAACTTTCTTTACTATCCAAAGATGCTATTGCATCTGAGCTAGGGGCAAGTTCTTGGTTCATCGAATATAGGAGTTTTGACAACTCATCATCTGGCGCAACATATCCAGGAATAGAAGTCCCGCTTAATTTTGCTTGTTCTTCACTTGGAAAACCAGTTGATATCGGCATTACACCAGATGTGTACAGCCAATGAGGTTTTCCATAAAAAATTGTAGATCTTTCTTCGAATGGTCTAACCGCAACAATGTAATTGGGAAGTAGGCGAGCACACATTTGAAACATATCCCAAACGCTTCTCATGTAAGTTTGAGCCCTAAAAGAAACTTCGTCATATATATCATCGTCAAGGTCGGAAACTAACCCTAGAGTTTTCATGAGGTTTGCCCCACCACGTCCACTCATAGTCTTTAGTAGCCCTGCGCCAAGACCGATGGTAAGAGGAGTTGGATTAGCTACTACAGCTATTGCGCTTACTGCACCTGCTAAAATTTGGGAAGTCCCTATAGCGCCACTAGAATCAATTAAAATATTTTTTGCGGTAGCTTTTTCTAGAGCGCTTGAAGCGTCTATACTGCCTGGCTTAGAAGACTCTTGTATCAAACCCGACCAAGAACTTCCAGATAATCTATCTAAATAACCAAATTTTTTGTTATCAATTTCCGAGACATCAATAGAGGACATTGTCGACCAACCATCGTCTAAATCTCCGCCTAAGAATTGTGCTACTCCGATCCCGTTTCCTGGATATATGTTTCGCTTAAATATTTCTAGATCTCTTTGAGTAGAAAAATTTGCCCACATTGTTTGCATAGCCCCAACTAGTGGAGTTTTAACAGAACCACCAAAACTTTGAATTCCAGGATCAGACCCAGCGCTATAGTAATTACCAGATCCAACTCCTGGATTTAAAGCTTCAAGCCCTGAATTTATTACTGCTCCTGTTGCGATATGCGTGCCACCAGAAATCACATTGGCCGTTGCATTCACGCCAAGACCAACTGTGCCTCTTATCGGATTCTTGCCAACTGCGTTAAAAGCATTGATGACGCTCTGTTTATACAGAGAAGATTTTTGAGCTTCTTCTGGAGTTAGTGGTGCGTATAATATTGATCCAAAGTGTCTTATCCCAAATTTATTTTCAGAAAATACAGCGCCTCGTGTTGCGTGAGAAAACGCTTCCCTAACTCTTGATGCTCCCATAGACAAAAGTCTTATCATTAAATCTCTTGGCTCAGACATCCAGAGTCCAGTATTTATTCCTCCATCAATTTTTCCGCTATCCCCTTTCTTCTTAGTACTATTAATTATAGGACTTAGCTCTACCGCATCTGATTGTGCAATAACCGTTATAATTTCCCCATGCTCTACTTCTGCTATTACCCCATTAAAGATAGTTTCTAATGAATTAGGGTTAGATCCATATCCTGCCCTTAAGTGAACTCTTACGCCTGGTTTTAGTCTCATATTTTCTATTTCTGTTACATATCTAGAATTCATATGTGATTTCAAATTTAGAGACCTTGTAATTAATCTTTCAATTAATTCTACTGATCCTGTTGTAAGATTTGTGGCTGCATCTTTGATGCCTTGCGGTGACATTGAATTGGTTAAATCTCCGTCAGCACCGACTAAAGAGGAAAGAGTAGCCAAAGGTTTTGATAGCTTTGAGTAGGTATTGGATATTCGTAACATCAAAGTATCTCCCAATATGTCCTCTGAAGAAGATAGAGAAAAGTCTATGACTGATTGCAGCCCATAAAAATTATCAAAAAGTTTTACGCCAGCAAAAAAGTTCATATCATCTATTAGCCAAAGCATGTAGGTTGGAAATGCTCTAATCATTCTTCCTGACAAATCCCTGTATTGAGTATCCATAAGCATTTTTTGCCAGTGTTTTGCCACGCCCTTATGAGTGCCAGCAGAAGTAA